GGGCGCCGTGGGCGCCGTGGGGGGCGGCGGCTGGGCGGCCGCATCACGCGCGGCCTTCTCGGCCGCCAGCCGCTCCATCTTCGCAGACTTCAGCCGATCTCGCTTGATCTGTCTCGGCTGTGGCGGGGCCGGTAGCTTGTGGCCCGAAACCTTCTCTTCTTTCGTCAGCGCAACCAACCGAATCTTGCGGAACAACTCTGCGTTGTTCAGCTTGATATACAGGTATTCGTCAACACTGATGACTTTGATCCCAGGACGGACATGGAGCGCCCCTTTCACAGAGCGCTTCAGGTCACGTGGGTTGCGCTCGGGCGCATCCTTGAACTTGGCCGGGAAGTCGACCTGTTGGGCCGCGGTGTCTTTGGTGAATTCTACTACCGGCATGGTGAACAACTCCGAAAGGGGTTGAAGGTTCAGTCTTCGTCTTCTTCGTCTTCTTCTTCGCCCGCTTCCTGACCTTCGAGGATAGCATCGATCAGAGCTTCCTTGTTTGCGCGCCCGTCGACTTCCAACTCCATCTCGGCAGCGATTGCTTTCAGTTCACCCTTCGGGAGTTCATCCAGCGCTTCGCGCGTGTAGACATCGTCAGTCTCTTCTTCACCCTCTTCGTCTTCGACTTCTTCGTCTTCGGCGTCTTCGGGTTCGGGCGGGGTCGCGACGGCCACGGGCGCCGCTTTCGGCGCAGTGACCGTGAAGAGCGAGTTGTTCCGACAGTATTTGATCAGCTCGGCGTCATCGCGGTTGCTGTCACTCAGCGGAACGGGCTTGCCCTTTTCGAACTTGCGCGCACCCACGGTCAGGCTCAACGGACCCTTGGTCAATTTCACGGTATAGGATGCCATTCTTGAACTTCCTTTTCTTTCTTCAGTCAATCAAACGGCTTGGCTTTTACTTAGTGGTCGCCCACAAGTTAGGTCTTGGTTAGACGCCCTTCCCGATGTTTTTGCACTTGACGATTGCGGTCAGCTCTTCGTAGGTCACCGCAACCTTGGTGCTGATCGCGTACTGGTTGACACCCTTGTAGATGTCGCGATCCTTCTCGATCCGAATGTCCCGACCAATGCCCACCACCATGTTGTTCATGTGGGTCAGCATGATTTGCGGGTTGCTTCGATAGGTGACCTTGATCGGATCACCGTTGCCGATGCCTGCATCCAGGTTCGTGATCGTGCCGGCGGCTGCGTTCAGAGAATAGTCCGTGTCGAGCACGAAAGGCGTCGTCGGCGTGCCTCCGATACCTTGCGGCAAAACCACCACGTCAGTGACGGGCGCGTTCGCGAGCTGAATCGTGGCCGCGGCACCCAAGTTGAAATGCTCGACGATCAGCGGCTCGAACTCCCACAGTGGGACGGGAACCGCCTTGATGCCAAACGGGCCGTGACCTTCCTGGCCGCCACCGGCCGCACTGTCACCGAGAGCCGTCGCGCGCGTGGCGAGCTTCTCTTGGTACAGCTGCCACAGGTCGGGCGAGATGAACCAACGAAGACCCGAACGATTGCGACGAAACTTCGTGGGCAGGGCTCGAATCATCTGTGAGAAGATACTCAGGCCGATATTCTGACCCTGTGCGTCCACGATGTTCGCACTTTCGGCAAGCTCGCTCCAACCATCGAACAGGCCAAGGAAGGCGTCTTCGATGTATTGGGTTGTCGAACCGCCGTCGAGAAGATCACCCTGAAGCTGTGCGGGGCCCAAGACGTTGCCGTTGATGTAGCCATCTTCGATGTCGTTGGCGGTCTGTGTCGACATCATCCGAATGACGGTCTCTTCGACAGCATCGCCTTCGATATTGATCTCGCGGAAGTTGTCACCGATCTCGAAGGGCGTCATCAGCTCTTTCGGCTGAAGCGTGATCTTCGAAGTCGAGATGCCGCGACGAACACCAGGATCGGCCGCTTCCGACTTGGGCACTGTCACACGCTTGCCCACTCCGATCTTGTCGATCTCCAGGGTCTCGTTTCGGAAACGAACCACCCGCGCATTGTCCTTCAAGATCGTCTCGTCGATCACGAAGTCGATGAAACGATCGGACTGTGCCGGGCTCAGCTTGCCACCGGTCGCCAAGTTGTCAGCGACGATCGCCGCTTTCTCCACAATCTCTTCATTGCTCAGAGACATTTGCCGTACTCCTGTTTGAAACCTTCGTTGCTTGCTCGATTGAAAAGAGACTTGGCGTCCCTTAGAGAACTCCAGCCCAGAGAGATTTCTTCGTCTCGGTAGGCTTGCCGTTGGTGCCGCCGTTGTCTTCCGAGTTGGGCGCGGGGCGCGCCTTCTCGACCTTCTCGACGCGAGTGTTCAGATCCTTGAAGGCTTCGGTCAGCCCCGTGAGACCCTTTGCGATCTGGGTCAACACTTCGTCTTCGCCACCGTCGGCGCTCTTCGTGACGCGCGGCGGGGTGTTGGGTTGCATCAGCGACTGGACGCCTGAAGCCCCAAAGCTGGCGTTGCCGGGGGTGCGGGTCGGTGGCGACGTGTTGGGCTGAACACCCTCGATCACCAGCTTCAGAAGTTCGAGTGCTTCGCTCAACTTCGCGACGCGCGCGGGCGTCAGGCGCGCGGCTTTCTGGATGCTATCGGCCAGAGCCATCATGCTGGCTTCCGACTGGTCGTCTGTGCTGGACTCGGGGGCGGGCTCGGGCTCGGCAGCCTTCGTCACCGGGGGCGAAGCTGTGGGAAACTCCTGATCGCGATTGAAGCCCATGGCTTTGGCCGCGTCATCGACCGCTTTCTCCAAAGCGTCACCCTGAAGGCCAGCCTTCGAGAGGGTTTCTTTCATCATCTGACCGAAGTTCTTCTTGCCCTTCTTGGCCTTCTCGGTCTCGGTGGGCTCGGGTTCGCCTTGCGGTTCGCCAGAGTTGCCGTCAGCGGAAGCGCCACCCTTCGCCAAGCTGACGATGTTGGCGACGATCCCATTGACGGCCGTCAGAGCCTTGTTCACGCGCTCTTCTTCCCCGGTCACTTCCTGTTCGACAGGTACGGTTTGAGTCTGCGCGGGTTCTTTCACAGCGGGTTCGCCCATGGGACTTTCCTCCGATAGATCGTTCTTGGTAACGAGAAATTCGACTTCGTTGGCCGGCGTATCCACAACGGACACTTCGTCCACTTCCAGTTGCAAAAACCTACGCGAGGGATCTCGATTTGCCAAAATTCAGCCCCTAACTTTTTTTCAGGTTCTCAGCGCGGGCTCTTCCACCAATAGAGAAACCCGTGATCTTTCCGTCTTTTACTTGCTTCCACAGCTTCGCGTCGAGAATGCGCCAAGTCATGATCCAGCTTCCAGTTTTCACAGGTCTGGTACCCAAAACGAAGTCTATGGGGGCTACGTAAGACTCAGCCAGAGCGAAGCGCCGTTCCTTGTTCTTGAAGCTGTTGTGCTGAAGACCTAGCTTCGTGGATTGGCCAAAACGCCCTAGAAAGCTGTACGCCGCTTCTTTGATGACATCAGCGCTCATGATGTCACCTTGCGCGTCAACCACTTCGGGCTGAAGCACCACGCCAGTCACCAGCTGTTCTTCAGCCTTGGCGATTTCCATGAAGAAGCCTTTGGATTCAAACGGCTTCTTCTCGTCTTCTTCCTTCGCCTGATCCCCGCCAGCGACCGTCCCCGGACCGATGACAGCCTTAACGATTTCGTCTAGTTCGCCCCTGATTAGCTCGACTTGGTCCATGCGGCTTGACAGCCAGCATAGCGCGAACTTCCACCAGTCCAAAGTCTTTCAGTGTGCATCCACAGTTGTGCGACACCTGAAGTGGAAAGGTGGGAGTGGTATTCCCGCGCGCGCGAGCGCGTCTGAATCGCGCTTCGAGACGTGGCCAGCTTGGGGCGAGATCGCCTGAACCTGCTTGAAGCTCAACCACGGATGATTCGCTTTCACGAAGTCTGGATCGGTTGCGCCGCTCAATTTCTCGATATGGTTCACGGCAACTTCAACGCTGAAGACTTTGCCGTTCATGTGTTGGCAAATCTCCGTGGTCCTTCTGTCCAGAGGGTTAACAAGTTCATACTGTTCGATCTGGATCTCTGAAAAACTTCTAATCTGGCCACGCACCCTGGCGTTAGTGATTGCGTTTGCCGCAAGCCCTTCGAAATATTGGGCGTCAGTTCCGTTGAACCCACCTGGCACAGAGATCTTTCCCAATTGAGCCAAGACAGCTTCTCTCATTCGTTTTCCGCCTTCGGCGGCGCTGACGCCACGAATCACTTCAGGACGAACCGTGTTTCTGATAGTGTCTCTAACATTCTTGTCATAATGTCGACCAATCCAAACCATCTGATCTTGGTGTAGATCAGCAACGGCGGCTTCGTCGAGCAAGTCGAAGGTGGGGTTGATCGCAACGCCAGGTTTCGGTTTCGCCTTCTTGATCTGTTCAGTGAAGTTAGGCGTGCCGTACTGAAGAGACCCCGTCGTCTGACCTGTCGCCTTCTTCCAGCCAGCAACGCGCGCCAGATTGTATGAACGTGTTAGTTCTTTCTGGTAACGCGAGCGAACATCGTTCGGCCACTTGCGCATCACCTTGTCGATCTCGTTTCGAATCGAAGGGATCGATTTGCCACCCTTCACCATGGTGCCCGCGGCGCTAGCCGCTTGCTCGGCGCGAGTGCGCCACTTGTTCAATAGTTCGGTTCGCGCTCGAACCTCTGCGCGTGCGATCTGAACTAGCTGTGGAAGTGCCAAAGCCTTGGCCACCAAAACGTCAGACGCTTCGATGAAGTCCATGACCACGTCATGCTGTGCGTTGCAGCATGCGCAGTGAATTTCTAGAGCGTCAGTCACTGCCTTGACGCTGAAGATTCCAAAGAAGCTCTGTCGACTTTTGAAGAGCCATCAACCGTTTGGTAACCCTTTCGATCCCCTCTTCTTCAAGATCGAAATCTACGCTTCCGTCATCACCAATGATACCAAGAGCCTTCAGCGCCGTGATCTGTTGTCCCACTTCACCGGGCTGAGCTTGGTTCTTGACCGCTTCAGCCATGGTCATGCTAAAGGGAACGTCAGAGGGGAATTCGTCTGGGAAGTCGGGAAGATCTATGGACAGAATCTCTTCGAGCATGGCGCGAGCGATCCTCGGTGTCATGCCACCCGTCTTCTCGGAACCTTGAAGGATGCGAACCAACTGTGTGTTGTCCGTGGTGTTCGGCGTGTTGCTCTTGTACTTGTGCATGACGAATCCCATTTCTGGAAACAGGATCCGATTCACCCACGAATCGAAGGCGTCGCGTTCTGGAGAAAAAATCTGTTCATCCGCGAGTCGACGCGAGCTTTCTGCCGTCGCGCGCGTGTAGTCGTCGCTTCGACCAACGAAAATTGGCGGCAAGCGGAAGGCGCGTCGAATCTTGTCCTGATTTTTCTCCGAGTAGTTTTGAAACAAGGCGTCGTTGTGCTGATCGTTCGTCAGTGGCGTTGTCTCGATCTTGATGTGACCACCGTCTTCACCATCTTCGTCGGCTGGCTCTGCTTCAATGATCAGAAACTTTGAGTAGTTGTCAGAACCCTGAATCTGCGATTCGACGAAAGAGTTGATTCGATCGATCGTTCCGTCCGTTAGCTGACCGTTAGAAACAGCAATAATCATGGAGGGAATGTTGTTGTTTCGAAAGGTGATGTAGTTGATCTCTTCGGCGGCACGGTCGCCGTAGATCGAGAGAAGATTTCCGATGAAGCGCGGCAAGCCGTAAGGCGTTCGCGAGCTGTAGATTTGCATGTGGACGATCTCGGTTGCCAAATCACTGTCAGAAACCTTCGTCTTGCCATCCTTGCCTTCGAACTTGCCATCGTTCTTGTCTAGCCTTCTTGTGTCACCGAAGGCTTTGAACCAGCGCACACGATGACCGCCAACGGTGGTCAGTCTGCGAAGATGGATGGCGCGAGACTGGACGTAGCGCCTAAAGCGGCGGTATTCCTTGCGCGTGTCGACTTCGACAGAGCCGTCTTCTTGAAGAGCTAGGATCTTTCGCGTCACCAACTCGGGTTCTTCGTCCAACTTGCCAAGTCGCATTTGGTACGAAGGCACATGGACGAAACCAAGAATGTCGTCGTTGACACCCCGAAGAACCTCGAAATAGGCGTTGCCTGTAGTTTCGAGATCTCGACGTAGCTTGCGGCGAAAATTGGTGAAGCTCTCGTCGGTCGCATACTCGAAGAAGTTGGTCAGCTTGACCTTCTCCTTGCCACTCTCCTTCAAAAGCCTCTTCAGCTCCGGATCGATCTCTGGTTTCTTCTTGGGGGGTGGAACCGGGGGTGGTGAAGGTATCGTCTGGGCCGGTCGCTGTTGTGACTGTGGTGGTGGTGCCGGCTGTGTCGGCTTCTCTGGCGCCGGCAACGAAG